ACGAAGACATACATAAGTGGACAGGAAAAGAGTGCATCATCGCACGATAAATCAATGGTTTCTCAGATCTCATTAAGTGACCCACCCCAGATTAAGACTCCGTTAAGAGTTGCCGCACAAATATGTTTCTGAACGGGAGGTGGATAGAGACGAACTGGGTCTCTGACAGTCGTTGGTCTCATCTTAGAAGAGAGACGCCAATGGTCAGTAGCCCATTTCGTATTACATAATGTGTAAAAGATGAACGGGAAGTTATCTTTCAGACCGCTCGCAACGGTCAAGGGAAGGACATAACCCCATTCCCTCCCCAATATGTAATGAGTGCGAGCAGGAATACGTGGTTGGTCGCGAGATTTATAGCCCTTTCTATCAATGATAACCCTAGAGAAACCAGGGTAATACCATTTAGATTTTTTTCGGCCCTTATACCGAGACACCTCTACAGCGTTATCGGCTCTCACTCCCTTCCACTGTTTCAACCATGATTGTCTGTCGATTTCACAAAGGCCATCAACAAGGTCGCGATGTTGTTCGCGAGGCACAGCTGAAACTGTGTACTCATACTCACGGATAATACCACAGGTCCGACCCAAAGAAGGAGGAGCCATTACAGCGTTCCTGAACCACCTCTTGCGAAGCAGAAATCTCCTCCAGTGTGCCGGAATGGAAGACAAAGACTCGGCTACGCCACGAATACATATCTCGTGACGCATAACCTGGCAGATAGTCGCAACAGTAAGGTCAGACTTAAAGCTACTCAATCCCCTGATTACGGATGACAGGATTTCTCCCGGTTCCCGCCGATCGATGCGAAAGAAAGAGAGTACAGGTTTTGGAATGATTCTCTTGATCGTTCTAGAGTACCAGGTGCTATTTAAACAACACCAAACCCTAGAACGACCCGTCTTCCTCTCATTCACAACAAGTCCAAAATGGGATGTAATGTCCCTCCAGGTGCGATAAAAATCATCATCGCCAGCAAAGAGACAATCATCCCCATTGAACCTCCCGACCCTCTCACCGCGTCCCAGAGCTTTATTCGCTAGACGAAAACAAGCGGCATTAAGGAGACACAAGAAGGGAAAACTACAAAGGTTACCCATCATAGAACCCCTTCTAAGCATCTCATTCCGCCAGCCCTCGCCGTCCCGAAATAAGACGAAGCTATCGTCAAAAGACTCATAAAGGACGGTCTTCTCTTCCTCTGTCATGTCAGTGCATGTTTCGATCACCACATCTCTTACCGCCCTAACGGCCGGAAAAAGAATATTATCTGTGGCGGACTCATAATCACCGCTTATTAACATCTCTCCTTTACGGAGATCAGAACAAACGGCTCGAAAATCACTGGCAAGTACATCTCCCCGAACCAACCAATCCTCTCGACTGATATGGTTATAAAGAGCGTTATGAATTGGCGCCAAGATGCGTTTCACCCTTGCACCTTGCATTGTAACAACCCTAAACTTCCCCTTGGTTTTTACAATGCCCATCCGAAGAAGGCGATTGCTCCTCACCTCCTCCTCTGTGGGAGTCGCTAACGTACCTCCTTCTTTTGAGGTAGTCTCATAACACCCCTGCCGGTCGGGAGTGTATATATTATCCTGTGAGGGGGAATCAGTGCCCCTCACCCTCCATCTACCCAAAATCCTCCGTACCTCTCTTTTTAAACGAGGTACCCATTCCTGACATTCATTTAATAAATCCTGTGGAGGTTGATCCTCTATATTCTTCTTGACCCATGCCTCCTGGGCAACGGCGCGTGATATAGGATCACAACCCTTGCAGGGTACGTCGAAAAGTCTCTTCAAAGAATCAAGTGCCGAAGCACATCTCTTCCTCTCCGTTTCCTTTCTAATACCCTGCAGGACAGCGTCTTTATTAATTTCATATTGTGCTCTTAAGGATAAGCAGCTTTTCCCATTAAAAAATTGATCTGGAGTTTCAAACTCAAGACAGATCAGGGAAAAACTCCTTAAGAGACTTCGTCTTAATGACCTTGCGCTGGCGCAGGCATTAGGCTTATTTGAGTGATTCATGAAATCACCAAAAAGCTCCCGG